ATTCGAGTTGTAGGCCGCCGTGACCGTATACGGGTAATCGATATCCACGGTAAGACTAATGGTCAGGTGGAAATGATATTGGAAGATAATAATCCCGGTATCATTGTGTATGACATGATCGACAATATTTCAGGCTTTGGTGATGCAGCTCGTACTGACCTAGCGTTGGAACGTATGTATCAGTGGGCAAGAGAACGATCTGTCAAATTCGATGCTATTGGTTTTGCTACTAGTCAGATCAGCAATGATGGTGACGGCCTTATGTATCCTACTATGGGTATGCTTAAGGATAGCAAGACAGGTAAGCAGGGTGCATGTGACTTTCAGCTAATGATTGGAGCAAGTAACGATGCGGCTTTTGCAAACAGCCGGTTTATCAGCCTACCTAAGAATAAGATGCGCAAACCAGATGGTCCTTCTGATCCACACTGCGAAGTATTGTTTGACGGGAGAGTCGCCCGCTATAGCGATGTACCGGGTGAACACTATCTTGCCAATGTCGAACAGATACACAACCCGGATGTAGAAAATGACACAGGAAAACGAAACCAAGCAAGCGCCGAGGAACTTGACGCTTTATTGTCGGGAGCTTAGTGATGCAAGACTCGCATGACAAGAACGAGCAGGATACAAAGTTGGAGAACGAGCAGGCGTTTCAGAAGCCTCTTACAGACTCTCCAGTGAAAGATATGCCATCGTCGGCAAAGGAACGGGCGCAGTGGCGCATGGGCAGGCGAGATAAGCCTTGAAGCAGCAGCTTTACCTTATCAGAGGAATACCGGGACAGGGTAAGTCTACGTTTGCAAGCAAGCTACATGCGTTGCTTGGAAGCAAAGCTAAGTGGTTCGAACAGGATCAGTGGCGCGGGCCACCGGGACCAAATCGAGTCTTTAAGAAAGAACTTAACCCTGTTGCATGGGCGTGGTGCCAAGGGCTGACTGCTCAGGCATTATGGGATAAGTATGATGTGATTGTGTCAAACACTTTCACTACATTAGAAGGTCTTAAGCCGTATTTCCTCATTGCTGCGGATTTGCGTCTTAAGGGACATGACATTGAAATAACTGTCATGCATGTTCAAGGTCCGATCGGTCGGTCCATTCATAAGACTGTAACGTATGAACGATACGTCAATGAATGGCAGGAGTACAAAGGAGAGTTCGATAGCATTTGAACTTGTAGAACTACCGAAGAAAGAGAACAAGCCGATCAGGGGTGGACGTCTAAAGTCTGCTGATGAGCTTCGCCCGCGACTTAAGGGCAAGCGCTTTATCTTTACGGTAGCACAGAATAATACACGCCTGCATGAAGGGTTCTGGAAAACCCTCACGTATATGCAGAAGAAGCTCAAAGCCAAGCTATGTGTTGGTAAGCTGTCCTATAACAAGAATGGATGGCAGAAAATTACAACGGAAAGCGAAGGGCTATGGTACGATGATCGTATCGTACCGTTTGTGCAGGACTACCAAGTAAAGGTAGCTGATGACCTTGTGTTCTGCGGTGAGCTTGATATTCTCCCAACAATGCAGTACCCTCTAACTGGGCTTGATAACTACACCGGTCCAAATTCTGCGATTATTCCGCATCCAAAAATGCAGATGAAATCACTGGCCACAATGAAGGACCAGTTCCCTAAGCTGCTATACACAACTGGTACATGCACGCTCAGGAACTACATTCAACGACGTGCAGGCCAGATCGCAGACTACCATCATGTATATGGTGCATTGTACGTTGAAATCGCTGAGGATGGTGCATGGTTTGCACGACAGCTTAATGCCGATGACGAAGGCGTTGTCTATGATCTAGAGAACGTGTGGGGACCGGGTTGGACTAAGCCCGCTTCTACATTCGGTAGGCCATTCATTAATCTTGGCGATATCCACGTAGAAAAGCAAGATGCTCAGCAAACGCTAGGTGCTATTGATTTGGTACAGACGCTTAATCCTGAGAAAATCTTTGTGCACGATCTACTGGATATGATGTCTAGAAATCATCATAACCTAAAGGACTTGCACTTCCTAGTTGGAATGAAGCATCGTACAGTTCAGGCGGATGTATACATGGCTGCGAATTGGTTGGACAAGTGGTCTAAACAGTTCGAGAATACGGACTTCTATGTAATCCGGTCTAATCATGATCAGGCCCTTGGCCGATGGATCAAGAACGGCTCAGGATTTATGGACCCGGTTAATGCAAGGTATTGGCACGAGCTTAATGCTACATGCCTTACTGCTATTGAGAATGGGCAAAAGAACTTCGACGTGTTTGCGTATGCACTCAACGTGGAGCGCCCCTTACTTAATGTAATGGGGAAACGTATCAACTTCGTACAGGAGGATGAGAGTGTCATTTTCAGGGGAATTGAGTTCGGTATGCATGGTCATCTTGGTCCTAATGGGGCTCGGGGTAATCCTCTGGGCTTTAAACAGCTTGGAAGGCGTGCTAATACCGGCCATACTCACAGCGCAGGTATACTGGACGGTGTATGGACTGCGGGCGTTCTTGGAGCGCTCGACATGGGCTACAATGTTGGCCCAAGTTCATGGAGCTGCTCGCACATCATCACATACCCTAATGGCAAACGCCAGATCGTCACTCAACGTGGCAAGCGCTGGCGTGCGTAAGTATTGGGCACCTATTATGGCAATGGCGTTTATCGCTATTGCCTTATCTTCTTGTGCACCGGTTAAAGAACCGGGGCCGCCTGATGCAACAGCGCTAAGGCGTGTGGTTACAATTGTGGATGATCGCGGCGGGTACGTTGTAGAGTTTGAAGCTATTGCTGAATGGCTAGCTAAGACTCGATCTACAGTACGTATTGACGGCCCATGTGCTAGCTCTTGCCTTGTGTTTACATATCCTAAGTATGACCTTAAGGCATGCGCTACAGACAAAGCATGGTTCGGTTTCCACAAGCCATTTGCGTATCGTGACGGTAGGGTGCTTACTGGGGATGATTTTGTAGTAGGTGCACACGCAACGGGCTTGGCAATGTTTAACAGCCTATCTCCGGAAATGCAGAAGGCTGCTCCATACGCTAAATGGCCGTGGGTTTACAATGGTAATAAACCAAGTGATCTTATATGGATCAAAGGTACAACCGTTATGAAGGAGTGCTAATGAACGATCAACTCTACAAGGCGGATGCTGGAAAGCTTCGGCCTTCTCTTTTGCTTGAGGGCATGCCACGTGCATTGCTTCTAGTTACTGCTGTGCTGTCTTATGGTGCACAGAAGTATGAAGCGCATAGCTGGAAGCGGGTGCACCCATCTAGGTATACAGATGCAAAACTTCGGCATATGTTCGAGGAACTTGCCGGGCTTGGTTCTGAGGACGAAGAAAGCGGACTATTGCATGATGCACATGAAGTGTGCAATGCATTGTTCTTGCTTGAGCAGCGTATGGCCGGTTTGTCAAAGCGACAGTTCAAGAAGTTTCTTGAGTTCAATGCACCGCCGCAGGATCACAAGAATGTCTAAGCGCAAAGTTATAGCTAATTATGACGTATATAACGACGTCTTTACTGCTAATCGTATCGTTACTATGGGAAGGACATACAAAGTTCTTATTGAAAAAGAATATACCTATTTAATTTCCTGTGATGATACAATAGACAGATGGGTATCCCGAGGTAAGTTCATAGACATTAAGCCGGAGGGTGCACCCAAGATTTACATCGGAGGCTCTCTAGCCAATCCAATGATTGTACAGGTAACTAAGGAGCTACAGGATGCCGGTATCTATGCGTTTTCGGAATGGTATACACCGGGACCGGAAGCTGATGTTCTCTGGCGTGACTATGAGCGCACCTTGGGTTACTCCTACAAAGAGGCACTCAAGAGACCTGCTGCTGTCAATACGTTCAACTTCGATAAGCGGAACATTGACGAGTGTAATGTCTTCCTTATGGTACTGCCGTGTGGAAAGTCCGCTCACATGGAACTTGGGTATGCCATCGGTAAAGGCAAACGTGGTTTCATTCTTATGCCGGAAGAACCGGAGCGTTGGGATGTCATGTACGGATTTGCAGAAGCTGTTATCAGCACAACAAAGGAACTGGTAGATGCGATTAAAAGCAGTTGAAGTTCAGGTTACTATGTATGAAGTCAATGGAGAGACTTTTAAAACTCCGCACGGCGCTAAGCATGAACTAGTTCGAAGATATGCCACAATGTTTGCCCAAGAAATTGGACTAAGCGGTAATAATCTACATGCGTTCGTTAGTGCTGTAGAGTCTAAACGTGACAAAGCTCTTGCAGTAACAAATGCAAATCTCCTTGCAGATGCGTTGTCTATGGAGGTTCATAATGTCGAATGAACCAATGGAACTTGCAAAGAACTGGGACCCTAAGCATGCTGCTAAGGTACTTCCCGGTTATGCCCAGATCAAGTACGATGGTGTCCCCATTACCTTCCGCAGGGAAGGGGGCATTGTTCGTGCACTAACCAGACAGAATGAGGAAGCTAAGAGTGTTCAGCATATTGTCGACTTTGTATCAGCAATGCTTACAGCGGAAGGTGCATCAATCACGGCTGAATGCCTTGTACCGGGACTTCCATTCAAGGACAGTTCAGGTATTGTGCGTAGACAGGCAGATGCAGGTACTGGACGTATCATTGGGATCGCATTCGATTACAATATCGGTGCTGTCCCTAAAGAGACATACTACATACGCCGTGAAGCTGCGCTCAAAGCGTATCAAGCAGTCAATGCAGTATGGCGAGCGTCAGGATTTGGTAATCCGCCGCTACACATGGCGGCATGTATTTCGGTCAGTACTGTGGACGACGTCGAAAACTCTTGGATCGGATTACGCTCTAAGATTAAGTCTATTGAGGGAATGATGATACATTCACTCACTAAGCCATTCTCTCCGGGTAAACGTTGCTGGGGAATGAGCAGGTACAAGCCACAGCCTACTATCGATCTGGAGGTACTGAGTTACGAGGAAGCGATTTCCGAAACCGGGGAACCTTTGGGGATGGTAGGCAGGGTGAATGTGCTCCTGCGCCGACAAGAACCGGGGCAGAACGATGTTCATGAAAGTATCGTGGGTGTAGGCCCCGGAAAGCTAGATCACGCTGAGCGGCGGTTTCTATGGGATAGCGCCATGCCTAAGATGGGCCTGCCGTCGACCAAGCGCCTTGTAGGGGAAATGAAGTGTATTGCAGAGATCAAGTACATGCCTGATCCAACGTACGATGCACTAAGGCAGCCTACTATTCAACGTCTTAGGACAGACAAGACAGAAGGGGACATCTTGGAGTATGCTTGATACTCCTTGCGAATATTCGCACAGGGTGCCTGCTAGCAGTAGATAAGGAGAACGCATTTGAATACTGAGCAGATTAATGCAGCTACTATGATTGCCATTGTAATGGGTGGCACTGTGAGCGGGTCAGTGCTGGTAACGCCACTGAATGCTAATGATATTGATATCTTCATTAGCTACAGTAAATTTCGATTGTTCATGCACACACTTAATTTGGATGGTACGCCGTACGAGTTTGATTACACGTATCATGGAAATAAGCTTAAGTTCACATCGCATGATTGGGCATCGAGTGAAGAATATCAGATGAACAACAGAGATGATGCTCTTGTGATTACGTACCGTAGTGTACCTAATGGGCTTGTTAACATCATTGTTGTTAATGATGAGTTTGTTCCGGCATTCAAATGGAGTGCGAAAGAAATGATGAACAATCCGCATCTTTATACCAATCGTGAAGATAGGATTAACCTACATCATGCATGGAGAAATTGGATTAGAGATATGGAGTACAGCCCCGGAACACCTACAACGCATCCAGGTATAGCACAGAGTTTCCTGTAATGCCGAGATACATGGTCTTCGACGAGGAGACCAGTATTCGCGAAAGCTACAAGCGTAAAGCTAATCCGTTCAACGAGACGAACTGGATTGTAGCGCGAGGCTGGAAACTCCAAGGCGACAAGCAGAATTCATGGATGTATTATCCTAAGTGGGATCGTACTAGTAGGCTGCATATCCCGGAAGATTGTGTAATGCTCGTTGGCTTCAATATCAAGTTCGACTTGATGTGGGAGCTTGCACAGGGGAATGCAGAGCTTATCGAGTTCTTCAAACGTGGTGGCAAAATCTGGGATGGCCAATACGTTCAATACCTACTTGAAGGACAAACGATCGAGAGCCAGATGTGCTCGATGGACAGCATCATTGAGAGCTACGGCGGCAAGCTCAAGATCGATGAAGTCAAAGCAATGTGGGAACTCGGTATAAGTACCGAAGACATACCCGAAGACTTGCTCATTGACTACCTAGTTGGTACAGAGGAAGATGGTAGGAACGGCGGTGATATCGCTAATACCGAAATTATCTTCCTAGGCCAGCTAAAACGTGCGTTGCAGCAGGGTCAGCTTAAGATGATCCAAGATCGTATGGATGGGTTGCTAGCAACAACGTTCATGGAATTCTTTGGACTTAAGATTGATATAGCGACTGCACGCAGAAACTTAGGAGAGTTGAATGCAGAGCTTAAGGATGTATCATCGCGTCTGGATGGTTTCATCCAGGACCTCCCATTTGAATTTAACTGGGGTTCAGGTACACAGGTTTCGTGCTTGCTATTTGGCGGCACTGTTAAATACGAAGTTCGTGAACCCTATACACTTGAAGATGGAACTTGGGCGCGGCTCAAGGCACATGAAGAACAGTGGGTGTTGGTCAATGGCAAGACGACGCGTACTAGCCCGGAACAGGCTGGCGATAAGGTTGTATACTTCGAAACGTACAAGTCTGGAAAAAAGAAGGGCGAGTACAAAACCAAGAAGGTGGAAGTAGAAGGTGAACTCAAAATCAAATGGCAGGACCGGTTACATGTACTGCAGGGGATTACTACTCCGTTACCTGAGTGGCGAGGCAAGCAGACAGACGGCGCAGGAGTTCCTATCTACAGTACAGGAAAGGACACAATTCAGTACCTTTCTGATGCTGTGGCATCAGGCACAATTGATATCCCATTCCTTAAAGACTTCACCAAGAAGTCAGCCCTAGACAAGGAGATAGGTACATACTATGTCAAGGTTGACAAGAACGGTAAGCCTAGTGGGATGCTCACATGCGTCCAGACTGCGGACCATTTTCTACATCACAAACTTAACCATAGCCTTACAGTTACTACCCGCTTATCGTCCAATGACCCTAACGTGCAGAATCTACCACGAGGCGATAAGTCTAAGGTCAAACAGATGTTCGTTTCTCGCTTTGGTGCAGACGGTGTTATGGTGGAAGCAGACTATTCCCAGTTGGAAGTGGTTGTTCAAGGTGTGCTATCTAAAGACACAAATCTATGTGCTGACTTGCGTAGTAAGATTGACTTCCACTGTAAACGTGTGGCAGCTTCTCAGCATATTACTTATCAGGAAGCGGTAGATTGGTGCAAGAACGGTGTGTCTATGCCGGTACTGGAAGCAAAAGGACTGGTAGGAAAGGTAGTACGAACGAAGGCAAAGAACTTTTCGTTTCAACGTGCATATGGTGCAGGCGCGACAGCTATCGCAGCGGCCACTGGTATGACTGTGGAAGAAGTGGAAGCACTGATCGAAGCCGAAGAGAAGATGTATCCCGGAGTAGTGAGGTTCAACGCTGATGTCGAAAGCGCAGTTAACAAGTCTGCTCTCCCTTTCCAAGCGCCTGACGAGGCCGGAGAGATTGATCCAGCGACAGGAAAGGTTTATTGGAAGACGTACCGCAAGGGAGAATGGTACTCTCCTACTGGAACGCGCTACACTTTCAGAAGTCACAATGCTCCTACGTTCCTCCGTAAGCGCGGCATCCTTGATTCCTTCTCTCCGCCAGAACTTAAGAACTATCCGGTTCAAGGCACCGGTGGCGAGTTCGTTCAAGCAATCCTTGGACTACTATTCCGCCACTTCGTTGCTAATGACTTCTATGGTGGCAAAGCTTATCTGGTTAATACCGTACATGACTGCGTGTGGGTCGATTGCCACAGAGACGTCTATGATCAGGTATGTGCCGATCTCAAGCGCATCATGGAAAGTATACCAGAGTTCTATAACAACCGCTATCATATGTCTATCGACGTACCATTCCCTGTCGAGGTAGAGTCTGGACCGAACATGTACGAACTACAGCATTGGCATCCGGGTGAGCCTGCATGGCATCATGCTGTGAATGATAACAAGGAGAACAAAGATGAGACTGTACTTGCAGCTTAAGCGCGACGAAAATTCGGATACGTGGGATACTATGTGGCATCGTACGCCTAGTGGTGGGTTTACTAATAACATCGCTGCTCACAATGCTTTGAAGAAAGCACATAAGGAATTGACATGTATTCCACTGGAGCATTGGCGGATCAGCCGGGAGGCGTAGTCCCTTCGTATATGGAATAAACCGATTTCAGTATCGGTATCAAAGAACAGTTATTAACAGTTAGATAAAGGAATGTACATGACACCAGAAGAAATTGCTCTACTCGCAGCACAGGCAGCAGAAGATAGTGACCAGTCTGTAACCACAGAAGGTGGAGACTTTGAGTATACCCCTCCGGCAGCAGGTCGTACAGTAGCCCGGTTCATCGAATACATTGAGCTTGGCAAGCAGCCACAGAAGCCCTTCCAAGGTAAGCCGAAGCCAGACTGTGAAGAAGCCCGGTTCACATTCGAGTTGACCCATCCTAAGAATAGGAAGAAGATTGACATCGATGGTGTTGAAACTGAGGTAAGTGATCGTATCTCCTTCCGGTTGCCCATCAAGCTCACAGAGAAGGCATGGTTTAAGAAGCTGTGGAACTCTATGACATATGGCCGAGACAACATCAAGCATATGGCTCAGATGCTCGGTGAGGCATTCATTGTAGAAGTGGTGCATGCACAAGGTGGTACTGATAATAAGACTACTTATGCAAACCTCCGGGATAAGGATAGCTGGAAGATTTATGCACCGCGTAAGGTGGACGATCTTGCCGGTACTAGTGAAGATATCAGTAACTCTGTTCCGAAAGCAATAGGGGATGTACGTATCTTCCTGTGGAACAAGCCTACCAAACAAACTTGGGATAGTCTGTTCATTGATGGTACTCGTGAAGTCAAGGACGACAAGGGTAACGTTGCACAGGAGAGCAAGAACTACTGGCAACTTCTTATCACTAAGGCTAAGAACTACAAGGGTTCTCCGCTGGAACAGATGCTGAATAACCTTGAAGGCTTGAGCATTGATAAGGAAGAGACAAAGGCTTCCGGTGCTGATGCTGCGCTTGAGGCGCTGACTGAAACCAAGAAGCCTGAGACTACTACTCAGGACGATCTAGCTTCACTTGGCCTCTGAGCAAGAGATACAGGAGATGAGAGGCGTGGTTGCGCCTTTCTCTCTTGATCATAAGCTAGTAGTACCACACAAGATGTGGGTGTGGCTAGATGTGCATGGATATTTAAACGATCGCTTTATTGCTGATAGAGTGATAAGACAGGGGAGAATGCCTGTTGGAAATTAATGGCATTGACCTAGATGGTCTTGCGCATGAAGCAGAAAAGATTGAGCTACCTGCTCCTGTAAAGGGTCGGGTACTTCATGTTGATGCTGACTTCCTAGCATATCAGTGCAGTGCAGAGAAGGTTGACGGTTCAGATCAGAAAACCTTTGACGACATGAAGCACAATGCAGGTGTTATCGTCAATACCATGAAACTTCTTGCAGGAGCTACCGATGTCCACCTTCATCTTACGCCATCAGGTTCCGATAAAGGACGGCGCTTTGAGCTGGCCATCCAGAGGGAATATCAGGGGAATAGACAAGATAAGCCTAAGCCCCGATACTTACATATCATGCGGGATTACATGGCAGGTGCGTTCCCGGCTACGAATCACTTTCTTTGTGAAGCCGATGACGGTATGTCTAGTCAACAGTACGCTGCCATTCTGGCCGGACAGGCTGATAAATCCATTATCGCATCCAAAGATAAGGACCTCAATCAAGTACCCGGTTTGCATCTCGATTGGGACACAGGTACTATCATTGAGGCCGGTACGTTTGGGGAAGTCTACTTGCGTACAAGACCATCTGGCACAAAGGTATTGTCTGGTTATGGGCAGAAATTCTTTTGGGCTCAAATGCTCGTTGGTGATACTGCGGACAACATACAGGGCCTTCCCAAGTTGGTGGGCCACTTCCTTAACATCTTCAAGCCCACGGCTCAGACGAGTGCAGCACAAGAACTTATGTCTGCGCTTAAAGAGACGGACAGTAAATTTCGATCTGCGCAGAAGCTTCTCGCAGACAGAAAGGCAGGCGCTTGTGGACCGGTACTTGTTGCTGAGATCATGGCGCGTGTTAACAATCACAACACAGCCTTCAAGCTAGTTAAAGCCATGTACGAGAAGTACGGGCAAGAGATTGGCTTCAAGCACTGGAAGACCGGTGAAGATGTGCCGTGGCAGAAGGTGTTCGTATCGGAAGCACAGTTGCTGTGGATGCGGCGTAATCCGCATGACCATATGGACGTTATCAACTTTTTCAGGGAGGTGGCATGAACCATGCTAGAGTACACTTTCCCTATCTCGGTATGAACGAGCAGGGAGAGACTACGAGGAATTGGGTCACTATGCGCTTCACTAGTAAGCAAGGTCCGGTTGATCGTAGACGCATTAAACGTGAGATCAGGAAGTGGGGCAAGCGTGCACTTGGACGGAGCATTCATCCTACTGAACTGATCCAGATTTGCAGGAAGGTCGAGCATAGTTGATCCGCATTAATCGGGATCAGGCTATACAAGTCAAACAGGCTATATTGCATAAGAGACAGGGCGGTCAGTGTGCTATGTGTAAGAAGCATATTGCACTGTCTGATGCCTGTTTAGACCATGACCATTCGACTGGCGTCGTGCGGGGCGTGCTGTGCAGGAATTGCAATGGCATAGAGGGTAAGATTAAGAACTTAGTTATCAGGGGCAGACGTAACCTTCTGCCGAAGGACTACCTTGGAAATCTTCTGTTGTACTGGATACATCATGAGACGGATAGGACGGGGCTTATCTATCATCTTCATCGCACTGATGACGAGAAGCGTATTTTGCGCAACACTAAGGCACGTAAAGTACGGGCCAAGAAAAAGACGGAGACCAAGAGCAAAGCATGAGCACTATTGAGCGGCAGCTCGAACTTGAACAGCGTATGATCGATGCAGGAGCTAGCGCCTATATGGCTGCTCAGCGTAAGGCAGAAGAAGCAGGGCGTGGAAGTCAACTGGACTATAGCCAGAATTTGATGAAGGAGTTTGTGCTGCCGCTCACGGAGGCACTTGCTACTTGGTTGGAGGTTAAGGGTCCGGGTAAGTTTGCACGAGCAAGAGTTATCCTCCGGGAAATGAAACCGGAGAAAACCATTTTCATTACACTTCGTTGCTTGTTCGATAGCTTCACGTGGGAACAGACACCCGCAGCTATCGCTTCGAACATTGGTCGGATGATCGAAGATGAAATGCGCTTTACATTGTTCCAGCAGGAGCATGGCGCGTACTACGACCAGATCATCCAAGACTTCAAACGTAAGGGTACAGAAGACTACCGGCATATGCACCGCGTGCTAACCAACAAAGCTAATGAAAAGCAGCAGAAATGGGTCGCATGGGAGCCTAAGCTTAAGGTCGATATCGGTATTAAACTTCTCGATCTTGTACTGGAAAACACAGACCTAGTAGAACGACAGGACCGGATCGAGAAGAGCCGTAATGTTACTATGCTAGTTCCAACGGAGGCAAGCATCAAATGGATCAAAGATCATGAAGCCGTCCGACAGTTCATGTATCCTGAGCGGCAACCTTGTATCATCCCTCCTGACCCATGGACAGGTTTGTTTCAAGGTGGATACTATAGCCCGATGCTCCGACAAAGCGTTCCGCTCATCAAAGCGAAGGCAGCAAACCGTACAAGACGAGCAGCCGACCTTAGCAGAGTTATGCGAGCAGTCAATGGCCTGCAAGCAGTTCCATGGACAGTCAACACCAGAGTTCTAGAAGTTCTAAAGGATGTATGGCGTAATAATCTTGAGATCGGACTACCAAGCAGTGAGCCTCTTAAACCCACGCCATGTCCTATTGATGGTCTAACCAAGGAACAGATGACGGAGGAACAGCTTGTCACATTCACAGACTGGAAACGAGAAGCAGCACAGGTCTACTTGGCGGACAAGGAACGAATCTCCCGTACATTCCAAGTATCGCGAATTCTGCGCATGGCAGAAGAGTATAAGAACCACGACAAGTTCTGGTACGTATGGTACGCTGACTTTCGAGGACGACTATACAGCGCTACGGCGGGTTTCAGCCCTCAGGGACCTGATCTGGCGAAGGGACTCATCAGGCTCCACTCGGGAAAGGCACTTGGGTCCAGAGGGTGGTATTGGCTTAGAGTACATATCGCGAACAGGATTGGATACGATAAAGTATCTTATAATGCCCGTGTCGAATGGGTGGATAATCAAAGAGATGCAATCCTTGCATGCTGTGCTGATCCACTCAGCAACAGGGAGATATGGGCAAATGCCGACAAACCATATCAATGTCTGGCGGCATTGTTCGAGTATGGAGAGGCTGTTAGATCAGGCGTACCGGAGACCTTTGTTTCCCACCTACCAATTGGATTGGACGGTTCCTGCAACGGACTTCAAAACTTCTCGGCAATGCTTAGGGATCGTGTCGGCGGTACGGCAACTAACCTCACTCCCAGCGACAAGCCTTCCGACATCTATGCCCTTGTGGCTGCGGTAACAGATCGTAAAGTCAGAGAGATTCTACACGGTCCGCGTTATACTGAGGACAAAGACGGAAATCAAATTGATCAGCATTGGTTCGCGCAACGTTGGCTTGAATACGGTATTGGCCGTAAAGATGCTAAGCGGCCTGTGATGACACTTCCATATGGAGCAACAAGACAATCATGCACACAGTACATCTACGCGGAACTGATCAAGAAGAACAAGAACTTGTTTGGTATTCAGAGGAACTTCAAAGCGGCGGTGTGGTTGACACCTTTGATGTGGGCTGCGATTGGAGAGGTTGTAGTTGCGGCGAGACAGGCTATGGACTGGTTACAGAAGTCTGCCGGTGTACTATCGAAAGCTGGGCTTCCGATCGAATGGCAGACAGCGGATGGCTTCGTCGCCTACCAGAAGATCACCCATGTAGAGACAGTGCAGATTGACACACAGCTTGCAGGACGTTTCCAAGTTCGCGTAGGTACGTGGACAGACGAGATCGATCCTATGAAGCAGCGTCTAGGCATTGCACCTAATTTTGTGCACAGCCAAGATGCAACGCATATGCGTATGACTATCAATGCATTGTTGGATGAAGGTATTACAGACTTCGCATTCATTCACGATGACTATGGTACGCATGCGTGTGATACAGATACAATGCATAGGATCATTCGCGAGCAGTTCGTTAAGCTGTACACAGAGCATAATCCACTGAAAGAATTCAGCACGTATCAATATGAGAACAATGATATCGTACTCCCACCTTTGCCGCCAGTAGGTGACTTGGATTTGAGTGTGGTTCTTAAGTCTCCATATTTCTTTGGATAAAGCACAGGGCCTTCGGCGCTATTCCTTCGTATATGGAATAACGTTTGGAGGCCCTTATGTCGTTTATGGAATTGTCTGATGAAGACAAAATTGAACAGGCAATTGGCTTCGTAGCAATCGACCAACCTCTACCACCGGCTCTTGAGCAGTGGCTTAAGGATGAAGGGTTGTACGAGGCAATTACCAGTCCAGGACGTGCAGATGTCATTACTGGCAGCTAACGTACCGGACGTATCTGTGGCTGTAATGCAACGACTGGAAAAGATGTTTCCGGTTGCGCAGCCAGTACCTAACGTGACTACGTTAGATGAGCTGATGTACAATGCAGGCGCTCGCGCTGTCATTGACTACCTCCGCGAAAAATACTCCCGCGATTCAATCATTACAGGTTCACTATGATCAGGCGCATGACCGAGGACGATATCCCGGATGTGCTTGAGCTTATGCGCACGCTACGTGACGAAAGTCCAGTCTTTAGCCGTTATCCGGCTGATGAGCCATACGTGCGCGAACAACTGTCTTTGATGGTACACAGCCCAATACACATTATGCTAATCGATGATTTCAGCAGAGGTGTTATGTTTGGCTGTACTACTAATCCGTGGTGGTCGCCCTATTACGAGGCAAATGAAATGCTCTTAGCTGTCTTTCCTGCTTACAGGAACAGTTCCGTGGCAGCCCGCTTGATACGTGAGTTCGAGCAGGAATGTGTAAGGCGTGGATGTCGTGCAATCAATGTAGGTGCGAACCTAGGCATTGATGACGATATTGCTGAGGCACTTTACCGCCGTCTAGGGTATACTACCTTTGGACATGCACTAACGAAGAGGCTTGATTAATGTGTGAACCTATTACACTTATCGCAGGCGCTCTTGGTCTTGCTGGATCGATGATGGCAATGTCACAGCCTGCACCGCCTAAACCACCTCCTGCCGAGACACCAGCACTAGCTGCGCCTCTCGCTAAGGATGCAGGTGCAACGGTTAGGCTTGGTGACAGTGACAACAACATCACGAATAACCTCTCTAATGAATCAGAGACTAAACCCTTTGTGGAACGTAGAGTATCCGGCACATCCCTTGGAAACTTGGGCAAGAGCGGGTTGGCATTGTAGGAGAAATTTATGTGCCCTAATCTATTCGGCGGCTCTAAGGCTGCTAAACAAACAACGCCTGAGTACGTCCCACCGGCTCAGACTGCTACCTTTGTGGGAGAGAACATGGCTCAGGTTAAGACCGGCGCCATGAACAAGAAGAAGAAAAGAATTAGTTCTGGCGTTAGCGATAGCCGTGGCTTCGTAGCTCAGCGTCAATCTGCCAGTGCAGGACTAGGTCTGTAATGCAGATCGACGTTAGTGTACAGGTCGATCTCTCCAATCGCTGGCGAGAACTATGCGGGAAGAAGAATTCGATCGTTAATCTCGCTAAGGAATATGCACGGTGGACTCTACCGTATATGTTCCCAGAGGACAATACAGCTAGCGTCGAACTTCAACTTGCTAAAGACAGCATTGGTGCACAGGCAGTAAATCACCTTAGCAATAAGGTTGTGTCTGTGCTATTTCCACCGCAGAGGATGTTCTTCCGACTGGTGGTTCCAGAACAGATGAAACAGATGGCTACTGCTGCCATGGCCCAACAGTCACCTGATCTAGCGCAAGCTAAAGATGCTGTGGAGAAATCTATGGTTCAGGTCGAGGAAAGTCTACTGTCGTCTGAGAAGATGGCGTCTGACTATCTAGATATGGTGCAATACAGGCCGCAAGCTGTTAATGCGGCTAAGCTACTTATCATAACAGGTAATGCTCTAGAGTACCATCCAGAGAACTCGCCGGTACAAGTATTCAATCTAAATGATTATTGTGTACAGCGTGATCTATCTGGTCAGGTAATCGAGATTATGACTAAGCAAAGCAAAGCATTCGAGACGTTCAGTCCTGAAGTGCAAGAACAGCTTAGGATGCGTAAGGAGCAGGGACGTAAACCATACGGCGCTCAGGATGACATCTGCATTTATACGCAAATCAAACTTGAGAACGATGGCAAGTTCCATGTGTATCAGGCCGGTGACAATGTGTGGCTTGATACGGAAGGTGTTGTCTTTACAAAGGACAAACTACCGTGGATACCGCTTACATGGAATCTAGTCACTGGTGAGGATTACGGTAGAGGACTTGTAGGTGAATATGCAGGAGCATTTCACGCTATCAATGTTCTATCCGGAGCGCTGCTAAACCTTGCAGCCATAATGGGTGACATCAAGTTCCTAGTTAATCCTATGTCCATGGTTGATATACCGGAGCTAAATAGAGCGCCTGCTGGTTCTTATCATAGCGGTAAGGCCGACGACGTAACAGCTATCCAGACTAACAAGTCTAATGATGTCCAGTTCATTGCCTCAATGATTGAACGCTATGAACGACAGGTCGCGCAAGCCTTTCTTTTGAACAGTGCCCTAACTCGCGATGCAGAACGTGTTACAGCAGAAGAGATCAGAGCACAGGCGAATGAGCTTGAGACATCTAATGGTGGTATCTACAGCCGTCTAGCTGGTACGTGGCAGGTTCAACTTGCTAATATCATCCTCGATCATATTGACTTTGATCTATCTAGTATGGGTATTAAGGCAAAGGTTATTACTGGTATGGACAGTCTGTCCAGAACAGGAGAACTGGATAACATCCGTATGTTCCTCGCAGACCTTGGTATGCTTAATGCTGTACCGGAAGACGTACGAGCCGCAATTGATATTCCGGCATTCGCATCCGTTATCGGCACAAATCGACAAGTTGAATATCAGAAGTTCATCAAGTCGGCTGCGCAGATGCAAGCGGAGCGTGATGCAGCAATTGCACAACAACAGGCCCTTATGCAGCAAGAAGGCGAAATGAAAGCCAAGGAAGCTGCATCGACCCAAGCAATGAAGGAAACACAGAATGGCTGAAGCAGTCGCAGAGAATAACAAGGCAATTGAAGCACAGGGCGCAAAGCCGGACGATCTGTCCGGTAGCGCGTCTAAGATTGGTAGTGCAGCACCTGCAATCCCCTCGAATGCACCTCCTGAAAAGAAGGGTGACGACGAGGTTCATGGTGCACCTGATCCTAAGCTTGAAGCAGAGAACAAGGCTAAGGCCGAAGCTGCACGTAAGGCAGAGGAAGAGGCCAAGAACAAGGTAGGCGAAGAAGATGAAGACACTCCTGAGTGGGATGGTGAGTATGTTAAGCTCAATGATCCTGCTGCGGAAAGTGCGATCAATCTCCTTAAGGAAGCAGGAGTCTCTGCTAAGGAGGCTAACCTTATCTTTGCAGAGGCTATTGCAGCCAATGACATGTCTAAGGTTCATTGGGATGTACTTGAGCAGAAGCTCGGTAAGGACAAGGCCCGTCTTGCGAAGATTGGTATCGAGGACTACTACAATCGTGTCTACAGCGAGAATGTCAAGACTACTGAGAAGGCTTATGAAGCTGTAGGTGGTGAAGAGAACTGGCAGAAGATTGCTAAGTGGGTAAAGCAGACTGAAAAGGCTGATCCCAAAAGAAAGGCAGAATTTGATGAAATTCGTAAAGGTATTGATGTTGGTGGTAGGATTGCTCTTCTCGCCGTTCAAGACCTCAAATCTCTCTATGAAAAGCATCCGGGCAACAACGGACTTGGTGTCGGGAAACTCACTCAAGGAGATCGCACAGTCAACGACTCTGCCAACTCTCCCCTTGGACGAACTGACTACCTCAAGGCCGTCAAAGAAGCGGAAGCTAAAGGCGACAAGCAGGCAGTAGCCGCTTTGCGCCAGCGCAGGCAGGCAGGAATGGCAGCGGGTCTTAAGTGACCCGCAGTCCTTCGTATATGGAATAAACGGCTTTAACGCCATAACAAAGGAGAAAGTACTGGATGGCATACGAAACCCCCGGTCCTGATCTTTCCGATCTTCCTACCGATCTGATGATCGACGAGTATGGTGGTGAAGTCGAAAGTCAGTTCGCAAAGTCCTCGATCATGCGAGGCTACGTTAAGATTCGACCGGTTCGCGGTACGGATACTATCGTCAATAACCGCGTAGGTAAGACTACGCTTAAGAAGCTTACTCCCGGTGTTCGCCCGCCTGCTGAGACTACGCCGTTTGGCAAGGTCACGCTGACGGTTGATACTGTGGTTCTTGCCCGAGACAACCGCTCGATGCTGAATGAATTCCAGACGCACTTTGATGCGCGCATGGAGCTTGGTCAGGATCATGGTAAGGAAATCGGCAAGTTCTTCGATCAGGCGTTCATCATCATGGGTATCAAGGGTTCCAAGGCTGCGGCCCCGGTCCTTGGCGATGGTGATCCCGCTAAGCAGTCCATTGGTGCAGGCAAGAACATTACGCTTGCTGTTGCTGGTGACGAAGACGATCCGGACAAGCTCGCACAGGCTATCACTGATATCACTGTGCAGATGGAAGAAGAAGAAATCCCTGTCGAGGAACTCGTGTGCTTTGTGCGCCCGACGCGCTTCCAGGTTCTACTGAATAACAACAAGCTCCTGTCGCGTGACTTCGCTGCGGGCAACGGTGACTTCGCTAAGGGTATCCTGTACGAAATCAACGGCTGCCGTATCGTTAAGACTGCGCGTATTCCGGAAGCTGCAATCGTTGGTCATCTGCTGTCTAATGCTGACAATGGCAATGCCTACGACCTGTCGGCTACGGAAGCAAAGGCTGTTGCTGTTATTATCCATCCGAAGTCCATGCTGGCCGGTGAAACCATTCCGCTCCAGAGCGATGTCTGGTTCTCTAAGGAAGAGAAGCAGTGGTTCATCGACAGCTTCCTCGCATTCGGTGTGACGGTCAATCGTCCCGATGTGTGCGGCGGCGTCTTCAAGCAGTAATACCCAAGAGGGCACTGGTCATTAACTTGGCCCGTGCCCTTTTTTTTGCGTTAAGGAGATTCCATGGAAACTAAGCTAACGATTGTCAACCATCTATTGAAGACGGTTGGCGAACGCAAGACGCTTACCTTGGAGACTGCGCATCCTTCTGTCGTACAGGCCATTGACGCCTTGGAAAGCTGGGATCGTGACTTCCAAGGAAAAGGTTGGTGGTTCA